CGTATCCTCCAATATTAAAAAACACTCATTTGCAAGAGATTTTCCAAATCAAATCGGCAGCGGTGACAAGACTAACCGGAATCGAGTCTTTCCCAAAACTGAAAACTATTCAAGCTAGATACCCGCGCGATCTTGTTTTTGAATGGATCAAACAAAATTCAACTTGGGTTGAAGAAAACACAAACTATTTTCAGAAAGGTGTGAGTTGAATGGATCAACTGCAAAAAGTATTCAATTATCAAGATCAGCAGGTTCGAACAGTCGTTAAGGATAACGAACCTTGGTTTGTCGCAAAGGATGTCTGCAATGTACTAAATCATTCAAATCACAAAGTAGCGGTGTCCCGGCTTGACGAAGACGAGGTAAGTAAAGTTTACCTCACCGATTCATTAGGCCGTAATCAAAAAACAACCGTTGTCAATGAAGCTGGCTTGTATTCGCTTATCCTAACGAGCAACAAACCAGAGGCCAAACAGTTCAAACGCTGGATCACTCACGAAGTCATCCCGACTATCAGAAAAACAGGCGGCTATGTAGCGAATGACGATCTATTCATTCAAACGTATCTGCCGCAGGCTGACGAACAAACGAAACAGCTTTTCAAAGTCACCTTGCACACCATGAAAGAGCAAAGCAAGCAGATCGAAACCATGAAGCCTAAAGCCCTTTTCGCCGATGCGGTCGAAGCGTCAGAATCATCCGTTCTGGTGGGCGAGTTAGCGAAAATCCTCAAGCAGAACGGCGTCGAGATCGGCCAAAACAAACTATTCAAATGGCTGCGCGAGAACGGCTATCTGATTCGAAAGAAAGGTGAATCGTTCAACCTTCCGACTCAACGCAGCATGGACATGGGGCTGTTCGAAATCAAGAAAAGCACCATTGTAAACGGCGACGGGTCGATCAGAACCACACGTACGCCAAAGGTAACGGGCAAAGGGCAGATTTATTTCGTCAATAAATTCATCAAGTCGCAATCTGCTTAATTCTTTCTATATCAATCATACAACCATAATCTGTACAGAAAAATAGAGAACATAGGACAAAGGAGAGTTCAAGAATGCCAGAAATAGTGTCTAAATCACTGGCGCATCTACTTGAAACGAAGAACATGACAAACGGGCAACTCGCCCTTGATCTAAACGTTTCGGAGTCGATGGTCAGCAAAATGAAAAACGGAACAAGAAAAATGCCGTGGGATGTGGCGGAAACGTCACTAAAGAAATTCGATCAACCATTTTTCGCAATGGGAATCATGAACAAATTCAGCGATGGTTGCTCGCCGCCCGTCTTCACTGGTGAATCAGTCGAGCAACATCGACTGGCTTTTGAAGAGATCATGGTCACACAGGCAACAGAAGCCATCCAGACGCTTGCAGATGTGAGTTTTGTTAAGAATCCGAAGCTGATCTCTTTGGAAGAAAGGGAGCGCATTAAAGTGGTCATAAAGGAACTTCTGGACGTGGAGGCATGGGCTAAAAACTTAGCGGCCTTATTGGCGAAGGAATACAACATTTCACTCAAAGAGTGCTACAAAAAAGCAACTATCACATGGAAGGCGAAAGGGTGGCTCGAATGAACTTAAATCATTTTTTGAAGTCCGACAGGGAGAAGGCTGAACGACTTTACAAGTCATTGCAATTTCTCGTTTCTGAACTATTGGAGGATGCCGTCAAAGAGGGTGATTTTGTTGGGTGCAAAGAAATCGCGGAATCAATAGCCCAACACAGCAATGATTTAAGGAAGATGGAGCATCCTGAAAAAGTAGTGGAATTGCATGAAATCGCATCAGAGTTCGCCAAAAGAGGGCTGAACGTTGTGCCTGTTAAACCGCCAGCAAGAGGGATTCACTAATGCTCCATTACCTTCACAGGCGGGCGACGGCGTCCGAAGTTAGGGAATGGTGCGCGAGAATCCGAAACTATCCTGAATTGCATCTGTCGTGGGATCAATACGTCAAAAGGAGACATCAAAAATGAATCACAGAAAATATGAATTGGCATCTTTCTTTTTACGAAATGCCAAGAACATGAATTACTCAGAACAGGATATTAAAGGAGCGATTCGACTGCTGTATGAAGAGGTTTCTTCGGAAGAAAAGGTGATGTTAAGTCTATACAAATACCTAATGGCACGCAAAGGAGCGGATGGAAATGAACATTGAACACCCGATGATCACAGAAATTAACCGTTACGGTTATCCAAAAGAGTATTTGCGGTATGAGGACGAGGAAGAGCAGGAAGATGATGAGGAATAAAAAAAGCCCACTTGGCAGAGTGGACTTAGGGCGATTGGTAAAAAATCATTTATCTAATTATACCAAATAGCCCCATAAAAAACAATATGGAGGTTTGAAATATGGCGAAAGCAATTACAGCACCATTCAGCAACAGACTTGAGGATCAGCAGAGGCTTTATAAGGTCGGCGGGTCTATTGTAATCGTTAAACAGGGCAGGACGGTTTTCGGTTTCCCATCTATGGATGCGTACCAGGAATGGCAGCGGCTCGGGGCGGAGGCTCATAGAAGAAAGGTGGGTGCTGTCTGATGCTAGCACGGGTATACAAGCCAACGGAAAACATGACAGAGGAACAATGGCTGGAAGCAAGGCGGGCGGGTATCGGCGGTTCTGACGCCGCGGCAATTGCTGGGCTGAGTAAGTGGAAAACGCCAATGTCCGTTTATTTGGACAAGATCGGGCAAGCGCCGAAGGAGGATTCATCAAGTGAGGCAGCATACTGGGGACATATCCATGAGGAAACGGTCGCCCGGGAGTTTTCGAAGCGGACGGGTAAAAAGGTACGGCGCCGGAAAGCCATTCTCCAGCATCCTGATTATCCGTTTATGCTCGCCAATGTTGACAGGCTCATAGTTGGTGAGCGGGCAGGTCTTGAATGTAAAACAGCCTCAGAATATTTCAAAGATGAATGGGATGGCGAGGAAGTGCCGGACGCGTATCTTGTTCAATGCCAGCATTATATGGCGGTCACAGGACTAAGGTCATGGTGGATTGCGGTTCTGATAGGTGGGAACAAATTCGTTTATAAGAAGGTCGAACGTGATGAAGAGTTAATCACTTATCTCATTCAGATTGAAAAGGAATTTTGGGAAAACCATGTCATGAATGATATCCCTCCAATGTTTGATGGTTCTGAGGCTTCTACAGAGCTTTTAACGCACATGTACCCTATTGGTCTTGAAGATGAAAAAGAACTGCCTCTGGCGGCAAACGAGCTGATTGAACAGTACAAAAAAGCCAAAGCAGAAGTGAAAGAAGCGGAAAAAAGACTGAAAGACGCAGAAAACCAATTAAAGGGGATGCTCGGGGAGTATGAAACCGGGAATGCAGGCAGTAATCGTGTGATCTGGAAGACAGTCACGGCCAATCGTTTTGATTCAAAAGCGTTTGCTGCTGAACACCCTGAACTCTTTGCAAAATTCACTGAGCCTAAGCCTTATAGAAGATTCCAAGTAAAGGAGATTAAAGTAAATGGCTAAAAATGCAGACATTCGGAACCAGTTAGCAAATAAAGCTAACGCTGTTCAAACAAAATCAGAGGAAGAACCTAAAACTATTGCAGGTTATCTTAAGAAACTGCAGCCAGAGCTTCAAAAAGCTTTGCCGAAACACATTACACCAGAAAGAATAACAAGAATTGCATTGACAACTATTAGGAACAACCCAGCTTTGCAAGAGTGTTCGCCAGCTTCATTACTTGGCGCGGTGATGCAATCAGCACAGTTAGGACTTGAACCGGGCTTAGTGGGTCATTGCTACTTTGTCCCATTTTGGAACAACAAAGAAAAACGGCGGGAAGTGCAGTTCATCATTGGCTATAAAGGAATGATTGATCTTGCTAGACGTTCAGGACATATCCAAAGCATTTATGCTCACACTGTCCATGAAGCGGATGATTTTGTTTATGAATTGGGGCTTCATCCAAAGCTGATCCACAAGCCTGTAACAGGCCAAAGAGGAGAAATGACCCATGTTTATGCAGTTGCCCATTTTAAAGACGGAGGCTATCAATTCGAGGTATTCAGCAGGCAAGATGTTGAAAACGTGCGTTCGCGAAGTAAGTCGAAGGATAGCGGCCCATGGAAAACCGATTTTGAAGAAATGGCAAAGAAAACTGTAATACGTCGCATGTGGAAGTATCTGCCGATAAGCATCGAGATTCAAAAACAAGTTGCACAGGATGAGACGGTTCGTAAGGATATAACAGCAGAAGCACGGTCAGTCTATGATGATGAATTTGTTCTCCCGAGCGGAGACGGTCCGGTTATTAATGATCCAGAGCCGGAACCAATTCAAGAAGAAAAACCGAGCGCACAGGATGCTGCCGACCCTTTCGATGGCAAGCCTGTAGATATCAGTGACGATGACCTCCCAGGTTTACGCCTAGTCCGCATCAGTGGAATGACAGCACTTTGTAAAAGGAAGTAGGTGAGCAGGATCGATATGCAAGGTTTGGGGTATGTAATCCTGCCCCGGCTACCCTTTAAAGATGGACGCGATGAAACAATTTACGATTATTTGTTCAAAAAGGCGGAGTACCGGCTGGATGGAGAATTAGACCCCGGCCAGACGATCATTAAGCTGGCTGATCTTGCAAAACGCTTCAATTGGTCATCGGATCAGATCAAATATTCCTTAGATCGAATGGTTAAGCAGGGATATTTAAAGCTGGATCGGCTGCCTCAGAAACGCGGCTTCATTGTAACGGTGGTCAATTACGCCGAGCTCATACAGCTTGGCAATTACAACAAGAAAAAAGCCCCGACGCCAGCTCCAACAGAAGAAAAGGAGGACGATAAGGACATGCAGACAAACCCATTTCAGTTTTTTGAGGACGAAGGGTTCGGCTTATTATCCTCATTTTTGGCGGATATGCTTAAAGGTCTGATAGACGATTACGGTGAGGAAAAGGTGCTTGATGCCATGAAAGAGGCTGTTAAGCGAAATGCCCGCAATATGGCTTATGTCCAGCGCATCCTACAATCAAATGAACTTAAAAGCAAGGAGTGGGGAAATGACTATCAAGCAAAAAAAGCAAGAAAACAAATCGATCAGTATAAACACGGCATTTCAAAAGGTGATGCAAAGCCTTCGGGAAAAATCAGCCCACTTTTCGGCCCCGGACGCATCCGGAGAAAAGGCTGAGTACGAATGTGAAACCTGTAAAGATCATGGCATTGTGTTTTACCGGGTTCATAAAGATACGAAATGGAATTATGACGAACGGTTAAAGCAACTTGTGCCAGAGGAAATGGTGCCGGAAGATGATTTTCTTTCTGGAAAGGTTTGTCCGCCGGAAAAGGCAGGGGAATGGAAGGATACCTATTCCAAACAATGCGACTGTGTACGGCGAAAGAGAATAGCCCGACTTATGGCAGCCAGTGGCATTACAGAAGAATTTGAAAAGCTTATATTCGGCAATTTTAAAACGGAGGGGAAACCAAAATTGATAAAGGATGCATATGATTGCGCTGTTGAATACTTCAAGGATTTTGAAAAAATCAGGGGGGATCGTTCAAACAGTATCGCTTTGCTTGGTCAACCCGGCAGCGGCAAAACTCATCTGCTTACAGCCATTATGAATAATCTCATCAAGAAGAAGTCCGTCCACTGTTTGTATTTCCCGTATGTAGAAGGCATGGGGGATCTGAAAAAGGACTTTGATCAATTGGAAACCAAGCTTGATGCGATGCGGAAAGTCGAAGTGCTTTTCATTGATGACTTGTTCAAGCCTGTATATGTAACCACTAGTGAAGGGCGTATCAAGAAACCACGGGCGACCGAATGGCAGATTGAACAAATTCAGTCCATCGTAAATTATCGTTACCTGAATCATCTGCCGTTAGACATGATGTTGCTGAATCATAGATTGTCAGATTTAAGTGATTAGCAAACATTTCATTAACAAAAACACCGAAACCTAAAGGCTCCGATGCTTTATGAACTGTGGGTAATTCAATTATAGCACACTGGGGGCGGTTTGAGTGAAGCCGAAAACAATAACTATCAATGATGATCTAAGCTTTACTGGAACGATGGAGAAAGGCAAAATCCGTGTAATTGTTGTGGACGGTAACAACGGGACGGCATACGAAACGGACGCCCCGGAACATGGGAAAACAATTATTCAAACGATAAACGGCAAGTGTAAACGTGTTGATTATGAAATAGGCCACAAACTCGATTAAAGGAGGATTCACAATGTGCAGCTTGTGCAATGGCGAAAAGGTTATCAGGCAGGAATCCGGCAGCATGGTCGCATTCCATGCCTGCCCGAATTGCAAGATTGAGAAACAAGACTTAACCGACATCATCGAGCAGCTTGATGCGATCATTCAAAAACGACAGCAGGAGAAGAGCGCGTAATGTACATCATGCTGACTAAATGCGAGTTTGGTTGGACGGAAGATGAAGTGAAGCTAGTGAAAGAGGATTGGCGCGCGGGCGTCCCCATCGAAGAAACAGCGGCGGCACTTGAGCGCCCGGCTTTGGAAGTATTCTTGTTGATTGTCGATCTATGCGAACGCGGGATACTCAAAGAGCGAAAGGGGAGTATTTACGGTGACAAGGCTAAATGTGGGTGATTGGGTTAGCTTTAGCTTATGCATTAATTTCGAGTACCA